CGAGCCTTCGTCTCCGTGGACTAAGACCCATCCTCTATGGAATTCAAATGGCTTCTTATGAAAGCGTATCCCCATGTCTGAGAAGCCCATAAAACGGGCGTACTCGAGTTCTGGAAGTCCGATGAGGCTAGGAGCGCCTCTAACGAGAGTGTGGTATAGACGATCGGTATGGTTGGATCGAGTGATATCGGTCGTGCCAAGATCCCATAGGATGTTTTGAGCCAAAGTTCTATCGGCATCTAATTGCCCTTCATATTCCAGGTGAGTGCCTTTAGCCCATTTGGACTGAGACTGCATATCAAGCTCATCGCCTGTGTTAAGGACTAGGTCAAACTTTTCGCGCTTTACTAACTTGATTAAATTCTTAACGGCTTGCTCATGATGATATGGGATCTGTAGATCTGAAATCACTAAGTAGCGTTTTTTAGTCATCGTCCTCATCTTCGTAATCCCCAAACTTTTCAGGGTCAATGGGATCAGGCAGAATCCAATGAGGATAGGCTTGTGGCTCTGTGATCATAAACATGGCAATGTCCTCTGCGAAACCTGCTCGCTTTAATGAACAGAAGTATTCATAAAGTCCAATGCAGTAAGCATCGAGCTTTGAGTAACCTTGTTCCTCTAACGCCTTAGTTGCTTTTCTTGCCATGTGGATAAGTGTTCCTTACTTCTTAAGAAGTTCCATCATCTGCTCCTGGCGTGTCTCTATTCTTGCCAATCGGTCTGCGAGAGATGATCCACCATTAGGCGTAAGAGTCCATAGCCAACCGCGAACCAAATAACGCAAACCGCCAATAAAGATAGCAAGCGTTGAGACAATGGCGAGAGCGAATCCCGCCCAATCACTAGCGGTCACCGTAGACCATAAGCTTCATCTTTAGGATTTAGCCAGCGCATAATTGGTGGAATTGTTGCTAAAGCACCAGCATAAGCAATGTTCTTAGGGTTTGTTTCCCCCGCAGCGACAAGTGCAAGTGCAGCTGTTAGAAACGCTCTGCCCCAACTTGCTAGCATCTTCTTCAGGTCTTGTGTCATTTGTTCCTCCTAGTAACGGGATGTTAAAAAACTTCGAATCCGTATCGCCAGCCTTTGTAAAACTGATGTGGATGTGCGCTGTGTGTGGATTAACTCCCGTGTACTTTCGCCACTTCCAGAAGCTTCTAGCGCTTGCAATCTTGTGATTAAAGATGACATAACTAATGCGTTTATCTGACTTGGCTGCAATTCGTATCTGATCGGCAATGTAAGCAGCCGTAGAGGCT